TCGGATATTACGTAAAAAGTCGCTTCCCGGCCCCAGGAGGCTCGTAGAGACATTTTACTATACCGGCAGATGCATGGTCCGAGCGCTAGAATCGCCTTATAGAGCGTTTTCCAAAAATCGAAAACGTTGCGCATTTTCCGTTACGGAACTAAAAATGTACCGGCCAGACCCGTACAATTCCGACATTACGCACAAAACCACACATCCACTTGACAGGTGCGGCTTCCTCCTCTCCCCTTATGGATCCCCTCTCCTCTTTTCCCCCTCCTGCCGGAGGCCCCGCAGGATTTTTTTCGGTTTTTAAAAAAAGTTGCTCAGTTCGTCTCGGCACAACGTTGCGCATAGATTTGAAAAAGTCCTATGAAACGCTAGGTTGCAGATGTTAGCCCCCCGCGCAAAATTACAGAGGTGCCCCCTATGCCGCCCAAGAAAAAACCGATTAATGCTGGCCAGCAGTTTTTCAGCGAAGTTCAGAAAGCTGTAGAAGACTCTTATAAGTCACGTCCCAGGGGCATGCCTTGCCTGGAAGTCCTGACAACCGAGATGAAACGCCTGGGCTTGCCCGCGAGCGATGCCGAGTATCTCTATGATGCTTGGCTAGCCAACGGCTTTGTGACCGGCAAACATCGGATCAGGAGCTGGAAGGCTGCCCTTCGCAATTGGTTCCGCAATGGCTGGCTGCCCTCACAGAAAGGGATCCGGCCCGGACAACCAGACGAATCCTACCCCAGCTATGAACGAGTCCAGGCGTGGTGCTCCAGGAAGAACGTAAGCAAGATGACGGCTCGCGCCTGGGGGGAGCTGATGACCGGACGATTCCGAGGTAAGCCGATCACGAATGAAGTGGACTTCGATGCCGCCCTAGAAGTAATTAGGGCGCAATGGATGAAGGAACCTTAGCCCCCCTGGAACAAGCACTTATGGATAAAACTCCAGACCTGCGGCTCCCTTGGGAGGCCATCGAGTTCGAGCAGGCCGCACTGACAGGATTCGGCAGCCCGCGAGCCTGCTACCTAGTAGAAGATAGCCGGGGCATTATCATTGCCATGTTTGAAGACTTGGCTATGGCCCAGGAGGTAGTACGAATAGTGAATGGATCTCCTGGAGTTGCGACGAAACTGCGGCGACGGCTCAGACGAGGAGCTAGTAAAAGCCGTCTCCGCGATTGACCCATCCGTTAAGGATCCGACCCAGGCGAAGGCCTATCTCTGGGCGTTGATCCGGCGGCTCCTGGACACCGAGCGCTATGCCCTGGCCGGGGCGCTCCTGTGGGGCGAGGCCCTCTTTAATCCTGGGCCGCGAGCCGTGCAGCAGCTGCTCAAGTTCATTCGCCAGTCACAGAACCTGATCTGCCTGGGCGCTGCGGCGGTTGGGAAGACCTATACCATGATCTGCTACCTCCTGATGGACTGGCTCCGGGATCCTCAGTACACTGAGATCAAAGTCATCTCGACTACCTCAGGCCATGCGAAGAGCCAGAGCTTCTCTACGTTACAACGCCTCTACAAGGCGGCCTTGGTTCCCCTGCCAGGGTTCACGATGGACGGATTCGTTGGTCTTGATCCTAAGGATCGGCACGGCTCGATATCACTTATTGCAGTGCCACAGGGCGAGGACGGGCGCGGAGTACTTCAGGGCTATCATCCAGTTCCTCGTACACGGCCTCACCCGACTTTCGGCAGCATGTCCCGCGTCAGGGCGCTACTCGACGAGGCCGAGGAGATACCCTCAGGTGTCTGGGAGGGTGTCGCCAACCTCTTGGCGAGCGGCTGGGGGCCGGAGACGGTCAAGGTATGCTGTGCCACGAACCCCAGGGACGTGACCAGTAAACTGGCCCAGCTGGCCGAGCCGGTGACTGGGTGGACTACGCTCAACATGGACACCGACACCGAGTGGGTCAGCGCCGAGCGCTGGCAGGTTTTACGCCTGGACGGTGCCACCACCGAGAATGTGGCCGAACGCAAGCTGGTCTTCCCTGGCTTCCTGACCTTCGATGGCTTCCAGAAATACGCCCTCGAGCTAGGCGGCCAGAGCCCGAAGTACCTCACCTTTGGCAGGGCGATGTACCCGTTGGCTGCCTTACAGAATACCATCATCCCTTACTCGCTCCTGGAGGCGGTGATCGGCCAGTATATTTTCGACCAGCGCACCATCGGGATCGCCGGAATCGACCTCGCTGCCGAGGGCGGCGACAGGATCATTGTCTTTGTCGGCGTGTACGGTCGGGCCATCGGATTCACTCCCTTACGCGGCACGCCCAGCCTTTGGAAGAAGCCACGGTACTGCATTCAGGCGAACCAATGGTATGAGTTGCCCAAGGAGAAGACTATCGCCCTGGCTTCCAGCATCGAGACCCGGCTCCGGGGCCTGAATATTCACCCCGCCTGGACGACAGTGGATAGAACCGGGATCGGCACCGGCCCCTGTGATGCTCTCCAGGAACAGTGGAGTCCCGAGGTGCGAGGTGTCATGTGGGGTGCCGAGGCCAGCGCTCTCAAGATCCTCTCGGACGATCACGATTTCAGCGTGGAAGTGTACGACGGGATCACCACCGAGATGTACATGAGGGTGCGCAAGTTCCTTGAGTTTGGCTTCCTATGCATTCACCCCCAGGTGCAGACCCCGCAGCTGTTCAAGGAGCTGTCGGGCCGCCGTTACCAGGATGCCACCAAGGGGCCAAGCGGCAAGCCGCGCATCAGATTAGAGCCCAAGAAAGAATTTAAACGCAGGCTGGGGTGGTCGCCGGACATCGGAGATGCCCTGGTGATGATGTGCCATGGCGCTGCCCTCAACGGTCCAGAGAAAGCGACCATGCTGGGAGCGACCCGCTCAGTGCTGGCCCAGCGGCCTAAGAGTAACCTTGGGATCCGGGAGCAGACCGAGTACATCCATGACTGGGAGTAGTCAGAGCCCAAATAGGTGGAGAAGCTAAGGAACTTGCTATGACTAATGGAATTCAGGATCTGGCAAAGAACAGCTGGCTCTGACCACGAGCTAATCTTTTAGGTTTTGGGGAATGTCAAGAAGGAGTATAGCTAGCGCTAGCGTTCTCCTCTCCTTTTTCCATGAAGAGTATCCCACCGTTCTCGAAAGAAATGTACACCGGAGACACGGTCTCCAATGACGAAGGGCAGCGGGCAGGCTTCCTTGACCACGTCAAGATGACTAAATGCGCCGAGCGGGAGCCGAGGAAAGGGCTGGCCGACTTCCAGGAGCAGCCTCCTGGGCTGGCTCCCAACCCCGAGTACCCCGAGTTTAAGAAACGATCCGACGACGGTTTGCCGAGCTTCCCGGCTCCGTTCAGTAAGACTACCATTAAGGGCGGCCCCAAGGCACCAGGAACCCCGGCTCCAGGCCAGAACGCATTCTAAAAAAGCATGCTTTTTAAATGGCTGTCGAGTACGGGATCATTACTTCGGTAGTGCCTCCTCAGGGCTGGCACTATCCCCAACAACTATCAAGCGGGCAGAACGTCAAGATCACCGGCTTCTCTTTCGAGCAGCTCCTCTCCAGCATGCTGGACTTTCGCCGCAGGCACCCCGAGCTTTGCGGCGGCATGGCCCAGGCCACCATGGAGATGTGCCGCACCGACCTGAAGCGGTATCTCTGTGAACATTTCCGCCAGAACTGTGCGGATGCTCCTACCTCCCCGACCATCACAGCAGGGATCGGTATGGCTCGCACTTATCACACTCCCATTGACCGGGCCGGAGACTGGCTCTCACGTGTCGGCCATATGCGGCTGGAGAAAGTAGATCCAGCCCTGGCCGCACAGCGAGCCCACATCTGTGCCAGCTGCCCGCAGAACGTGCGGTGGGCCACGCCGTGCGCCCCGTGCAATGATGCGATCAGCGTACGGATCCAGAACGCCAAGGGGAGCTTGGCTACTCCCTACGACCGCAACCTGTTTGTGTGTCGGGTCTACGGTCACACCAACGAGGTAGCAGTCTGGCTGACCGACACCCACGCCGCTCCCCAAGGTAACCCCCCGCCAGTTTGCTGGCACAATCCACATGGCTAGCGATAACATTACTGCCTCTTTCGGAGGCGAACAACTTGGGCGCATGAATAGCCCCAAGTTCAAAGGCGACACCACGGAGGTAGCAAACAAGCCGATCTCCTCGGCCTACCAAGCCTTCGAAATTTTCCAGCGCCTGCAAAGGGACAACCAAGCCAGAGCTAACCGCAATAAGCTCATTGCCGATTCTTACAATGGCGCTTCTCCGTTCGACCAAAAGAAGCTCGACAACGCCGGGGAAGGTTGGCGTGCGAACTTCTCGACCTTGGTCCTGGCCACATTTGTAGACCGGGTAGTTCCTCGGCTAGTGGACGCTGTCCACTCCATGAAATTTCTGACTGCCGCCGAGCTGCCGGACGCCTACACTGACGCCACCAATAAGACCGACAAGTTCAGGACCAGGACCACCGAGCTGCTCCGCTCCTGGGTCGGCTGGATCGATCACGTTGAACAGGTGGCCTGCGAGAACGTGCTCTATGGCTATACCGCCACCGTGCAAATGGACGAGTACGAGTGGAGACCCGTCACGTTCCGCCAGGAGGATGTGCTCTTCGACGAACAGACCCCCCAGCTGGCGACTAAGGTAGCGGTCTTTGTTGTGAAGGCGAACTACTATATCCATGAGGCCGTAGACATCATCCAGGACGAGGACGCCGCCGCCGAGGCCGGGTATAACGTGGCCAACCTGATGAACGCTATCGAACAGGCCGCGCCTCCGTATGATAGCTTTGTATACAATCCGCGTCAGCTTTCGGATATGGTTCGAGAGGGCAATTTATATTACTCCTTTCATAGAAGTTCTAAAATGATCGAGACGGCCCATGTCTTCTGCAAATGTTACGACAGAACCGTGGATCATTGGTGGGTCAATCGGAACGGAGCCAAGCGATCTAATCGGCCTACCAAGGGCCGGGATGCACCGCCCAGGCCCGAGCCCGAGGGCGACGAGCCACGGCCACCCGAACAGGATCCATATGAACTGGGGTACTTTGAGGCCTGTGCTGAGAGCATGGACGATGTGATCACCCTCTTCAGCTTTCAAGCTGGCAACAATAGATTGTTCGGCTCCAAGGGAATCGGGCGGCTGCTCTACAACATATGTCTCTCAATAGAGAAGACCCGGATGGCGTTCATCGATGCCATGTGGATGTCGGGGATGTTGGTGGGCCAAGCCGAGGAGGCTATGATCGGACGGCTTCAGCCACATGTACGTTCACCGTTCCTTATGGTACCCGAAGGCTTTTCACTCCTGCACCAGCCACAGTTCAGGGTGGATTTCCAGGCATGGCTGGCCCTCGACCAGCGCCAGACCTCGACAGCCGAGCTGATCGCCGGGGCTTTCCTGCCGACCCCAGCGCCGATAAACAACAATGGTCAGCAGGTCCAGACTGCCACCAAGTCATCAATCGATGCTGTCAAAGAGGAAGAAGTGAAGGAAGGGATGATGGCTCGCTGGTGGTGCCAGTTCACCAGGGGCATCTCCTCTATTCAGAGGCGTATCTATAGTAAGACTAACCTTCGGGCCGCCATGCGCCAGCGTAAGGCACGGCTGAAGGCCTCCGACCTGGGCCTAAGCATGATCAATTCGGATCTGTACGATGCCATGATGGAGGTAGACTCCGATACCAAGGCCCAGTTTACGCCAGCGCCGGACCTGGGGCAGGCCGATGCCGATGCTGTCCAAGTTATTCTGGACCTGATGGACGATGGGTTAAGCATTCAAGAGATCATTATCTTAGCGAATAAACCTGCGACCGAATTCTCGGAGCACACAGGTAGAGATGATGACATGATGTTCCTCCAGTTTTATCAGCTGGCTAAGGGGAACCAGAACTACGATCAGTCTAAGCTCGACGAGATGTGCGGGAACCGCATGGTCGGCTTCAAAACTACCAAAGAGATCTTCATCCCGCAGCCGAGCCAGACCAGTGATATCGAGGCCCAACGCGCCCAACAAATGGAGTGGGCGACTATGTTAGGCAGTGGAATCGGAGTACAAGTCAGCGCACGCGACCCACACATGACCCACTTCCAAACTATCGTGCCTGCGGTGGCGGATCACATACGAATTGCTTCTCAAATGCCTCCCACCCAGGTACCAAAGGATCTGTTAAACGCTTGTAAGCTGGGCGTTACCCACGGGGAAGCCCATCTCCAGGCGATGATGCAGCAGGGCGCGAACAAGCGCCAGCTCCGGCCTCAGATTTTACAGATGAAAGATTTGGAAAAAATGTACGGCAAGTTAAACGAGAACGTGACCATGGCCGAGATGCAGGCGGCCCAGATGCAGCAAGCAGGCCAACAAGGCTTGGGCCTGGGCGCATTGGCTGGGCCTGGAGGCGGCCAAGCCCCTGGGCAGGTCGGCCCAATGGGGATCCCAATGGGTGGCAATGGTAGTCTCCCCGGCCTGGGCGGCAATGGTCAGAACGGCTTCGCCTCGGGAGGTTCAATGTGAATGGCGAGTGGACCCCGAGCGATGCCGCAGGCCTTAACGAGTTCCTCAATACACAACTGGGCCGCAAATGGCTGGGAGTAATGCTGGCGCATAAGCCTCGGCTCGACCTGTCTAGCACTGAGAAAGCCGCGTTGACCGGAGCCTTTGTCGCCGGGTACGAGCACCTGCTGTTTGCTGAGATGTCCATGAATCGCAACGCTGGCGTAGTGCCTGGAGGTAAAGAAGCAGCGTCCAAGAAAGGGATCGACCCCGAGAAAGATTAACCTATGGCTGACGACGCACCCGTACCAATCAGTACCAGTGTGCCAGAGACCGTGACGATTGACACGGGCGCTGACGCTAAGACCCTGGGCGATCTTAATAAGGAGTTCGCGGATTTCTGGAGCGAGCAGGATTCTGGAGCGCCAGACACCACGGCCCCGGCAGCGCCGGACACTGGTGCTGGCCAGGAGACCAAGGAGACCAAGGTTGAACCGCCGCCCAAACCAAAGCCCGAGCCGCCTAAGGAGAAAGCGCCCAGCCCGCCGCCTAAAGCTGACAAACAATTCAGTGACGACGAGGTCGATAAGATGGCGCTGCCCACCAGGGCGGGGCAGCCGCCGGAGATGCAGGCTGACTTCAAGCAGCTCAAGGACTTTTGGAAGGCAGACCGGGCACGGCTCAAACAGATCGAGCAGCAGAACACTCAGCTCCAGGCCGAGTTGCAGCAGGCTAAAGCCAACTCTTTCACCCCGGAACAGAAAGCAGACTATGAGAACGCCACCGCCGTGCGGCGGAAGTTTGAGTTCGTCAGCGACCCGGAGTTCTTGCAGCGCTATCAAGCGCCAGTCCAGGAACGGTTCCAGGCTGTCCTTCAGGAGGCCGTAGGCGTACTGCCCGAGCGCCAATCAGCCCAGGCCTGGGCCGAGCATATCATCCAGAACTATAGCCCCGACCAGCTCTCTAAACAGTGGTGGCTCCAGAGCGTAATCTCCAAGGTACCGGATGAACTGAACCGGCAGGCTCTCCTGAATAGCGTCACTGATCTCTTGAAGGCCCAGCGTGACCGTGACATGGAGGTCACCCGGCGCACCAATGACAAGAGCGCCTACGAGAACTGGATGGTAGAAAAGACCAACGTCCAGGCCGAGCGCATCAAGGCTGATATCATGGCCGAGATCGGGGAACAGGAGAAACAGATCCAGGAAGTGCTGCCACGGGATGCCGAAGCTGCCAAGACGCCGGAAGAGCGGGCCGCCATCGATGCCCACAACGAACGCTTCCAGCGGCTCAATGGCCACTTCGTAGAGACCATGCAGGATATATCCAAGAACGGCCCCAAGGCCTGGGTCCGGGCTGCCGTCCAGGCGACCAGAGCCATGTGGATCGAGGAGCAGTACAAGACCGTACACGAGGAACTGGAGGCAGTTAAGGACGAGCGGGACCAGCTCCGGCGTGAGCTGGACAAGATCGCCGGAGTCCGGCGCAAGATCTCCAATACCACCGGCACCCCGCCGACCAGTGGAACAAAAAAGGATGGCCAAGGTTTGTCGATCAAGAACCTGGATGTGCGCAAAAGCTTTCAGAACTTCTGGGAGGAACAAGATAGACAATGAGTATTACCGTAGACGCCCGCAGCCTCGAGGCCCGGTACGGCAAGCAAGTCAGCGTGGAACCGGCCACGCCCGAGCAAGACCTTTACTATCCTGGCAGTGGGCAGGCCCCGCCTAAGACCGGCCAGGGTCAGATCCCGCAAGGCAGGCCGGTGCCGGAAGGAACCGTTGTCTCCCAGATAGTAGGCCGGGGCCAGCCCGCGCCTCAGATCCAGGTAGTGCCGCCACAGAAGGAAGGAGGGCCACCAGCTCCGCAGCTCCAGGTGGTGCCACCGACCGGCGCTAGCCGCACCACCATCGGCACCTTCGTAGAGAGTAAGACCAACCCGCTCAAGGATCAGAAACCAATAGACGAAAATCCGGCGCCGCCCCCAGGGGAATGCTTGCAGGAGCCGCCGCCGAAGCCCAAGAAGAAACTGGATCTGGTCATCGAGGTACTCAACTACATCACTGAGCTGGGCGGCGAGAAGTCAGAGGATGCTCAAAAATTCTTCGACAGAACTGAACAGACGTTGCATCAGTGGTTTATCCAACCCAACAGGATCCCGTTAGAAGCCCTCACCAAGCTTCTAAACCGAAAGCCGGGGGTCCAAGTCGAGCTGGCCGAGCAACTGGAACCACATCTTAAACACAACGACGGCGGTTTACAGAGCCTCCCCAATAGGGGCAAGACCAATGCGATTGTCTGCGCACCGATCCTGGGCCAGCCGACACTCCCCTTCCTCTGGGTCTGCCTTTATCTAGCCAAGAAATATGAACTGGGATTCGACATCCAATCCGATACCGTCATACATCGTTCTCGCAACATGCTCGCCCAGCGATTCCTACGGAGCAATGCCACTTGGAGTCTCTGGCTGGATAGTGATATCGCTGCCCCAGTGGCCAATCCCGAATGGTTTTCTTGGTTAACCGGCGCTCAGAACTTGCCACAAGAGGCCGGTTCGTACGATGTTCTACAGCGACTACTTGCCGGAGGCAAAGCGGTCATTGGGGGAGTATACGCTTCGCGGCGGTATCTCGGTCAACTGGTTATCCAGCCCGAGATCCGCCCGCGAAGCCATGAAGACAAGCTCTTATGCAATGATATCAGAAAAGGCACTGCCAGGGGACTTGTGGATGTTGATTGGCTGGGCTTCGGCTGTGCTCTTGTTCACCGGGATGTGTTCCTGGAGGTCCAGCGACGGTTCCCACAGCTGGCACCACAGGCCGAGAACGCGCCCTGGCGTTTCTTCCAACCCGAAGCCGACGAAGGGGAAGACGAAGCCTTTTGTAAGCGAGTGAAAGCTTGCTCGATCCCGATCTGGTTAGACACTCAATTGGTCTGTGGCCATATCGGAAACATGTGCTACCTCCCTGAACACACCCGAGCGATCCATGGCATATGACAGACCTTGGGATCTTTATTCTATTGCTGGTTTGGATGTTCCTGGACCGATGTAACATTTATTTCAAGCGATGAGGACGGACGTTGTCGTTAAGACTTGGTGGGGTGACCTCTGCTGGCTCAGTTACGCGCTCAAGTTCCTATACAAAAACTGGAAAGAACCTAACTCCAACTTCATCGTCTTGGCCGACGAGAACTGCAAGTCGGTGCTCAAGACCTGGGGCTTCCCGTCGAGTGTACGTTACTTCTACTTCAAGCCCTGGCCGGACGGGAACGGCTTCCAACAATACCTGACGCTCTTGTGCGATAACGTTTCTGACGCTGATCTCTTCGCCATCTGGGACAGTGACATCATGCTCACCGAACCCATGCAGGCTAGCGATCATATGATCGATGGGAAACCGATTATCTGGTTTGATCCTAATTATACTGCTGGAAAGCAGAAGTGGGGGCCAATCATGCGCCATTGGCTGGGAGCTACGCCGGAGGCTGACTACATGCAGCGGTTCCCTTTCCTTTATCGGGCGAGCACGTTAGCAAATGTGCGTAGGATGATCACGCATTGGACCGGACAGGGCTTAGAGGAAAGTCTCTACAGCGATACGCCTTATTCACCAGCCACCTTTGGCACTCATCCCTTCAAGTTCTGTGAACATAATGTGATCGGTTTCTACGCTTGGTTATTTGAGTCCGATCAATACGCCTTTTGCAATGTCCATGAACATACTTGGCACCAACGGTATCGCCATTACCATAGTTGGTCCCAGTGGAGCGCGGAGCGGATGAAGGAGCTGGACAATTTGTATCTTACGGGCATGGATAACCCGACCCTGGAAGATCAAATTATGCAGACCGCTCAAGGCTGGTGGGTCCTGAGGCGCGACACCCACATCAGCAGATGGGTCGAACAAACTCAGCGCCTGGATCATGATCAGACCGTCCTCCAGCAGCTTTGGCAGTACATCCGTCCAGGGTCGACAGTGATTGACGCAGGAGCCGCCATTGGCGACCACACTATCTTTTACTTAGGTGCTGTGGGGCCAACAGGTACTGTCTATGCTTTCGAGCCTCACCCGATCCAATACGCATGCCTAACCCGGAACTGTCCCAAGGCTCGTTGTTACCCACAGGCCCTGGGCGACACGTCCGGCACGGTACATCTTTTCCATGAGCCGGATATAGTAGCCGGGTCGCGGCTGATAGATCCCCAGCTGCAATGGCCGATGAGCAGCTGTGAACGGGTGACTCTGGACAGTGTGGTAGAAGACAAAGGCAATGTGTCGCTACTGAAGATTGACGTGGAAGGCTGTGAGCCGGAGGTCTTGCGCGGGGCACGAGAGATCATTAAAGAGAGCCAGCCCGTGATCTGGTTTGAGCAGAACCCAGAAGCCTTGCAGCGCCAAGGTCATTCAATTGATGAGGTCCGGGATCTGATCGCTGAACTAGGCTATCACGTAGTCCGGTTCTACCCAGACGGCTCAAGCTGGAACGGGAGTCCCGATCAAAAATCCCAGTGCGACATCCTTTGTTCGCCATGATCTCGCTCATGCTCCAGTGTTCGCCGATGGACCTGGGGCCAGCCTTCGAGCTGACCCAGCTAATCTGCGACATTGAGCATAAGAAGAAAGAGGGCTGCGAATTCTATCTGGTCTACCGCAAGGACTGTCCGGCCTGGGTAGTCAAGGAGTTCGAGAAGCTGGCACGCCCTAAGTTCCAGCGGGCCGCCGCCCGGATGGCTCGCAACCATGACACTGGCTGGCCCGGTGGCTGCAACATGCTGGCTGCCAGTGCCTTTATCGAGATGAGTCTCTTGCGCCGGGAAGGTGCTTGTAATAGCGGCTTTCTCTTGTTCGAACCGGACTGTGTTCCCATGGCCAAGGACTGGATCGACCGGCTCAGTGCCGAATGGGACCGAGCCCAGGGCCTGGGCAAGGAGATCGTAGGCCATTGGCATCAAGCTGACCCCGGCCCGGAGCTGCACATCAACGGCAATGCTATCTGGCGCACCAGCTTCTTCGACGAGCACCCTACCTGGATCGTGGGGGCTGGAACCCAGGGCTGGGACTACTTCTTCCGGGACAAGTTTATCCCCATCTCCATGGACACTAACCTCATGCACCAGCATTGGGGCCGGTACGGTATGAGCGAGGACGAGTTCAAATCAATCGAGAAGAACGGCGAACACCCCGTCTTTTTCCACGGCTTAAAGACGCCGGATGGCCGCCAGCATGCCAGAAAACTGCTTGTGTAACTCCTTGAAAATCAACGAAAATCCTACCATTACGGAGGATCCGCAACGTTTTCCTCCTGATCAGGAGTGCTGACAATCTAGCTTGCTTTCGGCCAGGATGAGGCCTAGAAGTCAAGCGCTGCGGTTCCGGCTCCCCCCGTCCCATTGCGGGAGCTAAGGCCTGTCACCGAGGCTGTTCAAATCGGGTGCCTGTCAGTCAATGTTAGCACCCATTTCGTCTCCATGGCAGACTGTATCGTAACCCCTATCCAGGCAGTAGACTTTGCCAACAGGGATAATAATAGACTGGTCGGTCAAATTACGACCTTGATCATGCGTCGAGCCCCGTTTAATGACGTACTCGACGGCGGCGTATTCGAAAACGCCATATCGGATCAGCAACGCAATGTCGTTGTTGAGCGCCCCATCCTCGGACAGAGCCTCGTCCTTCCCGAATACATAAATGATACCGACAGTTGCGGAACCTTCGGGCAAATTTCGCAAGTTGGTACCACGGAATACATCACCCGGCTTGGAACCCTGAGAGGTCGCGGCCCAAAAGTTTGCGTAAAGCAAATGCGGTCGGCCTTCCAAAACTCCTATGTAGCAGTACAAGACTCGCTCCAGAAACAGTTGCTCTATCTAGCCAACTGTGACGTGAGATCGCAGCTCTTCCTACATAGCGGCGTGAAGGTGAAAATCAACCAGGGCAGGACCTTCGAACAGATGATCAACGGCGATGTCCAGATGATTGACGTGCCAATGAATGACAGCACGCCGCCGGACGCCAATCTGACGTTCTCTTTCCTCCAGTACCTGCTCGTGTTCGCGCATGAGACGTTACTCTGCGAGAGCTTCGAGTCGGAGAAGGGCGCTATCGCCAAGTTCATCGGCTCTCAGAACCAGCTCAACGTTTTCCGCGACGAGTTGAACGTCCACCAGGATCTGCAATACCTGACGACAGGCCGGTATGAAATTGGTAACGAAACTTTAACTGGTTATACATGGGAAGGCCCGTACCGAGGAATTTCTTTCGGAATTGACCAGCAACCGCTTCGTTTTAACCAGTTTACCGTGTTGAATGGTCAACTGATTCCCCAATTTATCGAGCCAGAAATTGCGGTGCCGGTAACGACTGGCTTCGGCGCACGCACGAATCCCGCTTGGTTGTACGCACAATATGAGGTGGGCTTCCTGGTCTTCGCCAACAGCTTCCGGCGGCTCGTCCCCGAGCAGTACCTCGGTGTCGGTGATTGGAAATTCCCGGCACAGTTCGCACAAGGGGAACTCGAGTTCACCGTCATCAGAGACAACGATTGTAATACTTATGGTGATTATGGTTATCATATATACCAAATGATCCGTGCCTATCGCCCCGAGCGGCCTCACGCGATCATTCCAATCGCCTATAAGCGTTGCAACCCGACGTTTAATTTCTTGACCTGCCCAAGCTATCCTGGGTCTGCGTCTGGATATTCCATGTAGGTCTTCGCACCGGAGGGGGCCGATTCGTTCAAAGTTGTCTGGCTAAACAAAAGGAGAACGCTCAAAAGACGCTTAAGGATCGGCCCCTTCACCTTTATGAGTCACACCAAACCAATCAAACTGGGCCATGAACTGCATGCCGAGATCATTGGCCCCGCCAGCATTCCGGACGTTCTCTATCCAGAGCTGCACATCGGAGACAGCGAAGATGAGCGGCTCCTGGATCTGCCGGATGAGGGCACCGCTGAGATCAAGTTCAGGGTCAAACGCCGGACCCATCGAGAGGAGGCCCAGGGAGACTCGAAAAAGAAAAGGCGTTGCTGCTCCATTACGCTCGAGGTCATCTCCTTGGAACCGGGGCATGACCCGAAGTTCAACGGCAAGAAGAAGACTCACTGGGAAATGTTCAACGGAGGGCGCTGATGCCAGCTATCCTTCAATATATCCAGCAGCTCCTGGCGGCCTCACCCTTTGTTCCTTTCTTTATCCAGCTGACCAGCGGTGAGAACATCGCCGTTGTCACTAAGACTGGCGTCACTTTCCCTGTCACTAACCAGGGCGTCTTCGTGATCTTGAGTCAGGGCGCTTTTCGGGCCTACACCGACCAAGCCATTCAGTTCGTCGAGCTTACAACCCAATGATTATCGTCAGCGATGTGATCGATCAGGTAGGCCGGGTCCTGGGGACCTGCGACCCAACCTACACTTACGATGTCCTGACCAGGGCCGTCGAGTTGCTCGCCAACAAACCCACGAAAACGGGCGTGTGCTGGGATCCCCTCATGGTCTACGTCGATCTGCCGATAGTGAACGGCTACTACATCGCTCTGCCGCCGCACATTGAGAAGCCAATCAAGATCAACCTCAACAAGCAGCCGAGCTTTACCCGCAACCAATTTTACGAGTTCAGCCTAAACGGCCCAGGCTCCAACGATCCTGAGGCTGGCTGGTCCTGGCAAGATCGGGGCTGGAAGGCCTTACAGAAACCCTGGCCGCCGGGAGGCGCTCCACTTCTGATCACTTCAGATAACCCCAGTGACGATGAGGTCCAGATCCTGGTCAATGCCGTCAACCAGGACCAGAGCACCAGCTGGATCACCGCCTTTGTCGGGGATGTCTATCCCACAGAAAGTCAGGCCCCCGTGTGGATCTACGGGATCCTGGAGGTTTCCAAACCAACTACCCTGGGGACCTTGAGCGTCTATTCCTCCAATGCACCTACGCCAGATGCTTTGGTGGCCACCTGGGCATCAGATGTCCACTACCCTCAATTCGAATGGATCAAGCTCTCCCAGAACGGAGTCGCGGCCAAGATCCTGGCCCGCCGCCGGACCCACAAATTAACCCAGCCCACAGATGTCATCCCGCTCTCGAACAGACAAGCCATCATCACGGCCTGCATCGCGATCAAAGCCTTCGACACCCTTAACTGGGACGACGGAGCCACCGCAGAACAGAACGCCCTCCGATTCCTCGAAGAGGATCAAGCCGCCCGCAACCTCTTCCAACGCATTTCACAGGCTGCCGAAACCTCTCCGACCCTTAATCTCACGATCAATACCCGAGATGCCATCATAGTGGCCGACATCTATGACGCGGCTTGCGATATCTTCGGCCCCATCGGTCAGCCCAAGATCTTCGATAGGATCACCGAGGCTATCGAGCTTGGGAATAACCTCTCCCAGTGGGACCCGTTAATCGGCTACGTGGACATCACTACCTGGGACAGCTTCTACGTAACTCTTCCCTATTATGTGGATCAGGTTTTGGCGATAAATGTCAACAAGACCACCGGCCTCTACCATGACCAATGGTACGAATTCAACATGAATGGCTTCGGCCAGGACAATGACAACGCTGACGTTGTCGGCTCGAATAGATTGTGCGGAGGCTGGGAAGAGGTAGGTGAGATGCCATGCGCCTTCCCGCTGGCAGGCCCCTACTATCTGGTCGCCGCCCCGGTCGATGCCGGAGACAACGGGATCCAGATCCGGGCTTGGGGAATCGATGTGAACGATCTCCCGGTGTACGGCAGCGATGGTAATCCCGGCGCACCAATAACTTGTGAACAGAACTCCTTCGATATTTCGGGCCAACCGGGAGCGCCCTGGAAGGTCATCGAACGGATCCTGATCCAGGGGACAGCCCAGGGATTTATCCAGCTCTATGCCACGGACGGCACCCAGTACCTCCAAAACTTGGGGATCTTCTGGCCCGGTGTGTGCGAGCCTCGGTTCCGCATCATCAAGATCGGACAGAAAGCTGTCACTGTCCGGCTACGCTACCGCAAACGCTGGCTGAAGATTACCGGCCTCACTGACCCCATCCACTTGCGGAGCCGGAGCGCAATGCTCAACCTAATGCGAGCCATCCAGACTGGCATGAGTGACCCGGCTGGAGCCAACGCCCTGCAAATGGCAGCCAAACAGCTACTCAACCAGGAGTGGCGCTCAGTCCATCCTCACGCTGAGCTGGGATTGCAGGTCGATTCTTCTATCTGGGGCTCAAGCTTTATCTACATGCCGTGATTCCATGGGAGCACAGAACCTACAGATCATTATGGATGGCCAGTGGTCTGGCGGTGTCGATAGCTTTCTCTATCCAACTGACATAGTCCAAGGCTCCTACGCCTGGGGTGTCAATGTCGTTAACCGTGGCGGCGTAGTTCAAACCCGGCCCGGAAAACGCCGAGCCAAAAGCTTCTGTGGCCACCGTGGCCAGGGCGTCTATTGGGTTAGAACCCTGGATGACCGCAACTATCTGATGGTGGCCATCGATGGACAGGTCTATACCGCACCTTTCCCGTTTAAGAACTGGACGCACCTCAGTGGAGTCAACTTCCGGCCTGATGCCGAGCGGATCTATTTCTGTAATACCGAACAGGCGATCACCTACAACACCGACAACACCATCGCTCTGTTGCCCTACCCAAAGAACATAGTCTTTATGCAGGACGGCACCTCCACGCCCTGCTATTGGGACCTGGGCTCTGGAATACAGCCAGCCAGTACTGATTTCAGTTCCGGTATCGTCAATGACAACTATGTGACTGGCACGCCAAGAGCCCCGCTGATGATTGGCACGGCCATGATCTGGAAGGATAATCGGCTTTGGATCGCCGTGGACAATATAGTCTATGCCAGCGACCTGCTTTATGCCGCTTCCTTCCAGGAGAATACCTACCTAGCCGAGCAGACTGGCTTCCGCTTTCCCCGAACTGTCATCAACTTCTGGCCCATGCCGGTCATGGGCCTCATGGTCCTGACTGAGTCCAGCATGCACGCCCTGCAAAGCTATATCCAGGACCGGACTACTTGGCAGCAGCAGACGAGCCCCCCCTTCCAGTCCGATATCAACCTGGAGATCGGGCTGATCGCACCCTGGGGCATCGTCAATCTGCATGGAATGCCTTGGCTCTTAACCGCAAGAGGAATCATCTCGTTTGACCGGGCAATGACTACCAATCTGACCACGGTCATCCTCACCGCAGACGGCGAGATGATGCGCTCTAAGACCCTGCTGGCACCCAACGTTAGCCGCGCCTGCCTGGGAGTTTGGGAGAACGTTCTCATGTGCGGCATGCCGAATACCTGCACCAAGAACAGGCACACCTGGATCATGGACGCAGGGATCGCGGAAAAATTGAACAACACCCAAGGCATGTGCTGGACCGGCGTCTGGACCGGCACGTTCCCGATCCAATTTGCCAGCCCAATTGTTAACGGGACCCAATACAACTATGAGCTTTCTTACTCTGGCGGCTTTCTGGCCGTTAACCAGGGGGATAGCCCCTCGCCCCAGCCTGAGACTAATATGCCGTCCCAGGCGTACATCCATCTCTGGGAGAATTTCATACCCAACCAGATCGATGCTTGTGAGACCTCCATTAATTGCTCCGTCGAGACCAAGATCTTCACACTGACGACAGACGACTACTACAGGTTTGTCTTCGCTGAGTTCATGTTAATCAACCTGAAGGGGACGGTGCCGGTACAGGTTTATGTGACTGGGATCGCTGGAAATTATCAGCCCCTCTTCTCAACCACGCTGCGGGCCGATGTCGGCCCCTGGGGCAACCCTAGCGGCACTTCCCTCCTTTACTATGTGAGCGCTGGACGCACTACCCAGTTCGAGAACTATCGGCGGCAGGTTAGGCACATGAGGACCCAGGAGTTTATCGTCCACGAAAGTGCGGACGAAGCAGCCTGCCTGGAGATTGGACGGCAGGACGGTATTGATAAGGGCTTTCAGCTGATGATTCAATGGCAGGGCCGCTTGGGGCTGCGGGCGCTGAAGTTCTTCTATGATCGGCAATTGCAATCGCCCCAGGGCCTCTGCCCCGTCGATGAGAGCCAGACCCCACATATCGTTTTGGAGGCCACAGCATGAGACCAAGCCAGCACCAGGGAATCTTTGACCCAACCACTGACACCCTGACTGTCGTGGGCCTGATCCCGCAGACCGGCATGCCGCCGATCTATTTCAGCCGGAGCCGGGAAGTTCTCTATGATGCGCTCCAGAATGAGAAAACCTTCATCTTCAATAAATTCGGGCCACAGCGCTTAGATCTCTGCCGCCCTAACATGCACTGGTAATCTATGGCCGCCGCGACTACTCAGCTACCGCTCTCGATCTCCATCGCCCCGTTCCCCGAAGGTTTCCATGGGGACATGGACGAAACATTTCAACAAGCGTGTTTGCTGATGGAGGCCTATATCGAGGGCAGCTTCCTCACCGGCTTGGTACTGCCTCCGGGATCAACCCTTCCTACCAATGACCAGGGTCCCATAGCTATGGGCGGCGTCTGGTACTTCTGGGATCCCGGCAGCCAGAGCTACCAGCCCCAGACCGTGCCGGTCAAGATGGCGAAGAACTACGCCAAGAATCCCAGCTATCAGGTTCAGCAAACTATAGGTCCCTTTACCCTGGGTGTCGGAGTTACCAACACCTTCGACATGACGGTCGCCAGGGCGACCCAGGCAAACCTAGTTCAGGTTAAACCTGTCGCCGGGCCACCCTCTACTCCTGACAACGATACCATCTGGCAGGCTGTCCAATCCACGGTGCTGACCGCATACGCGACTTTGGCGGCAGGCGATATCTTTGGGCACGAGCACATATTCGAGGGGATCGATATCCTCCCACTGCAAGGCCAGACCTTGAGCTTGGGCCTCTCGGTCTATGCCAGTGCGTCCGGCACTTACTCTGTCTATCTGATTAATAGCGGGGGCGATCAATCCTACGTACAAAACTTCACTGTGCCTACGCCGAACGTATGGCAACGGGTAAAGATCCAGGGGATCCCGGCCTTCCCTACCACCGGCACTTGGCAGTGGGGAGAGGGGCAGACCGGTCTCCGAGTCGGCGTTGCCCTGGCTGTCGGTACCCAGTGGCAGACGACTAAACCCGGCACTTGGCAACCGGCCCAGGCTTTCGGCACCAGCAGCAATATCAATATGCTGGCAGTCGGCGCTCAGTTCATATCTATCACCGGCATCAAGTTAGAAGTTGGCGCGGCCTGCACTCCCATTACGGTCAATTCTTTTGCTGCCGATTACCAGGACTGCATCCGCTACTACTGGTCCGGGTTCGTCTATCAGACCCTGAACTCAGTGGGCGCAGCATTGAACGCCACGGCCTACATTGCTAATACCGCACTCTTTGAATTCGCTTTCCCGATTCGCCTGTGCCGGACACCGACCATTACCCCTTACGCTTGGCAAGGATTCACCTCTGGTCAGATAACCAATATTAGCACCGGCACCAATTACGCCGTCACTGGTTTCGGCGGTTCACAAAAAGGTGTCAACTGTAATCCCACTGGGCTAACTGCCGCCAAGGGCGATGTCCTCACCTGTATTATCGTTGCCGATGCCCGCCTTAAGTAAACATCCCGATAAGTCTGCCATCTCAGTCATCTGCTGTGAGAGTGAGAAGGACCTACGTCGCTACCCTATCGATGAGCTGGCCCAGGACATCATTGGCGAGGATGTACCTCGCACCTTCCCGGTGTACCTCTTCTTCTACAACGGCACGCTTCGCGGCTGGGCTAATGTGAGGCTCCAGCACATCGTCTATCCCTGTATCCATCCCGATAAGATCCCACCACGGGAGTTCGTGAAGCTGACTAGGTCATTGGTGACTGAATTCAAACGGCACACCGGAGACCCGATCTTTATGTTGTGCGATTACGCTAGGCGGCTTGGTCCCAAACATATGCGCCGACTCCGGCTAAAGCCAGCCGAGGAGCAGGCCTATATCTACACCGAGGAGGAAGAATGAGATTTCCCCCCGAAGAGCATGATTGGTTAGATAATAACTTCTTCTTTGGCGGGGGTGGCGGCGGTGGTTCCACTCAGTTCCACGCCCAGGGTTCACCTCCTAGCTTCCAGTATCTGTCGCCATCAGCACTCAATCAGATGGCCGTAGGCGCTGATGCACAGAGCTATGCCATGAGCGATCAGGCTTTCGCCAACCAATACCCCGCGCTCCAGCAGGCCTACAACCAGTACCAATCCAACTTGGGCAAGCAGGTAGGCCTTGTCGGCCAGGGCCAAGCCGGGCAAAGCCAGCTCATGGGTGGCCTCGCCAACACCATCGCTGGGCGCATGCAGACACCCACCACACAGAACATCCAGAACATGCAGAATGCCGCCGCTACGATGGGGTCGGCGGTTAATCCGATCTACGGGATGGGTGCGCAACAAGCATCCTATGCCCAGCCCATCACTAATCTCGGCATGAGCCAAGCCGGACTCGCTCAGCCATTGGTTGGCATGGGGATGAATGTCGCCGGACAGATGGGCGGGATTGGGAACCAGATCAATCAGCAGGCCGGAAACCTGTATGGCGCGGCCCAGATCCCCTACCAGCTGGGGCAGCAACTCCTTCAAGAACCCATCGACCCCCAAACCCAACAGCAGATGATGCACGCGGGCCTGGGCCAAGCTGCCGGGGCATTAGGCGCTGCATCCCTGGGGCAGGGCATGGCGGGCCAGTCCGCTGCCGCGAGACAACTTGGCCTCAATACCCTCCAATATGGCCAAGCGATGAGAGGCGAGGCCATGGGTGACATCGGCCAGTACTCATCCATGCTGGGTGCAGCGGGCCAGATGCAAGGCTTAGGGGCTGGCATCATCGGTCAAGGCGGCCAGATCGGAGGTCAACTGATGGGCCTGGGCGGCCAGCAACTAGCCCAGGGAGCACAGACCATGGGACTTGGCAGCCAGCAGCTGGGTCAAGCAGCCCAGACTTACGGCCTGGGAGCCAATGTAGCCGGGGCAGCCGGAGGCATGTATGGACAGGCACAGCAAGCCCAGGAAACCTACGGCATGGACACGGCCCAGATGGCTTCTATCTACGGCGGCATGCAGAACCAGCAGGCCACCAATCTTTTGGGCAACATCGCCAATGCTGGGCAGATGTTCGCTAAAAGGCCCTATGGCCTGGGCGGCACCAACATGGCCCAGGTCGATCTCTCGCAAGCCGGTGCCTACAACAGTTTTCAACAAGCCAATTACGCCACGATGAATGGGATTGCATTTAATCAAGCCCAATTGAATGCACAACAGCAGCAGTTGCAGGCCCAGCAAAACGCTTCCATGACCGGCGCTCTACTCTCTACCGGCACAACCGCTGCCACTACCGCCGCCATGGTCTCGGCCATGGCCTGCTGGGTCGCACGCGCTGTCTATGGCACCAGGGATAATCGCTGGAAGACTTTCAGGCATTGGCTCCTGCACAAGGCACCTAGTTCCGTCCGGTCAGCATACTTGCGTCACGGCCAGTCCGTCGCTTCGATGGTGAGGCGCAGCTCTCTGCTGCGCTTCTGCCTGCGTCTAGCTATGGACTCAATCATTAAGAGGACTGTCTATGTACAATGCGGAGCGTGAGCTAGTCCGAGCAGCGGCAGCCGAGTCACTAAACAAGCTCACCCGAGCCGAGCTATTACGGCACTTCTTAATCTCCCGAGTCGGGGATATCACGGGGATGGACACCATCGGCGTCCCGATCTTTACTGCGATCAGGGCATTGTCCAAGACCATTGCGATCCACGCCGGGAAAGGCATGAATCCCAGACTGAGCCGAGCGGGAGCGATTGCGGAGGCTATCGAATTCGAGGCCGCTGAACATCCACATGGCAAAGCCGTCGTTGCCCAGGCGATCCAGATTCCAGCAGAAGAGCGCCTGGACATCATAGACTGTTTTCCAGCCCGCTCCAGCGTAGTGAGTGATTTCACGCCGTTGGCCTGGGAAGAAGCCACCAACATTCAGAATGGCTCAGTCAAGCTCATCCCTTCGGATCTCATCTGGATGGTCAACCGAATCGAGCAGCAGCCCTTGCTCTACTTGCAGACTGGATCTAATGGCCTAGCCACCGGAGGCACCCTGGAAGACGCTATCCTCTCCGGCCTGTACGAGATTCTGGAACGCGATGCTTGGACCCTGCACCAGTTCTTGGTCGATAACTATGGCTACATTTCCCAGCGCATCCCGCTGGTATCACTGCCGGAACCAATCGAGGGGCTGGTGCGCAAGATCGAGGCTACGGGGTCGAGGCTGCATCTATTTGACTGCACCAATGACTACCGAATCCCGGTTATCAACGCGACGATCCTGGATCTGAGCGGCAATTGTGCCGGGATGTTTGCTGGTTATGGCTGCCATCTTAATGCCGAAGTCGCCGCTATCCGGGCGATCACCGAGGCAATCCAATCCCGAGCAGGCTATATCTCCGGGGCTAGGGATGACCTATTCCGGCGGCAGTTCTTGCTTATGAAACGCCTGGATCACGGGAAGCTGGATCAGATGTTCAGTGAGTTACCCGTAGGAGGGCTGTTATCTGAATACCGGACTGTACGCTTCGATACCATCAAAGCTGAGTTGCGCTATCTCTTACGCCTGATCAAAGCCGCCGGGGTCTCAGAGGTCTATGTGAGAGAGATCGGGGCCTACGTGGATAACATCTATGTGGTCCGGGTATTCAGCCCTCAATGCGAGCCGTTCAGGTTCGACTTCTGGCAGCCGAGCTTGCGCTGCCTCTCCTATGCTAAGCGCAAGATGGCCGAGCTGGCCAAGCAAGGTAAGGAGAAAGTCACTGAGCCGGAGGAAGAAGACGAGGAAGGAGAAGAATGGAAAAAGTCTTAGTTTACCTGGGGCCAAGCCTTCCGATTGGGATAGCCAAAGAAATTCTCCCCGATGCGGTTTATCGCCCACCGGCCCGACAGGCTGACATCGTCAGTGATCTGGCCAGGGTCAAGCCCACGCACCTCATCCTGATCGACGGCACCTTCAGGGAGAATCTCTCGGTCTGGCATAAGGAGCTAGTGTATGCCCTCCAGTTCCCTGGAGTCCAGGCCGTCTACGGGGCTGCCAGCATAGGCGCACTCCGGGCCGCCGAGCTGGATTACCTGGGCATGATCGGCCTGGGTAAGATCTACGAATGGTACCGGGATGGAGTGACCGAGGACGATGCCGAGGTGGCTGTTAGCTATGCCGAGCACAAAGGCCAGTATCATCTTAACAGTGTGCCGCTAGCCGATATCCGGGCTGGAGTCGAGGAGCGCGGCGACGATGCCTATTGGTTCCTGGATCGGATGCGTAGCGTGCCATATGCCGAACGCACTCACGATCTATGCGAGCGAGAATGGCAAGTAGAAGCGCTCCAGCCGAACTATCCTTGTCGGCCCCAGAAACAATTGGACGCCGAGCTGGCTCTCCGGGAGTTCCGGGATCATAAGCCGGAGCCGGTCCATAAGCCACAACCCGATGACCTCTCAATGACTTTCGGCGCTCTCTATGAACGGGACCGGCGCATCAATATCAAGGGCGTCCCTATCCCGCAGCAACACCTGGATGCCTTCGTCCTATTACATAACCCGGAATGGGAAAGGATAACCTGGGATGCTAGCAACCAGGAGCTGGCATTAATGCTCTGCAATTTATTGCACGTTATGGTCAGCCTGGAAGAGATCGGACGGGAAAGCGCCCGGTTCCAGCAGCGGGCCGGGATCACCACCCAGGAAGAGTTCCACAGCTTCCTAGAGAACAACGGCTGGAACACCCACGAGTTCGACCGGCTGATGATCCGCAATGCCAGGATCCGCAAGCTCCAGCATCACCTAACGGTTTCCAAAGTCTTCAAGCGTAACACCCAGTCGGTCCTGGATTACTTGCGCACCCACCAGGGATTTGATTTCTGGGCCATCCAGGCGGCCCAGCAAGAGGCGCGACTGGATAATGATGAATGGCTCTCCATCGACCTGGAGACTCCCGTGCTCCAGCGGCTCAAGGAGCACCTGGAGAAAGAAGGGATGGAATTCAATATGACCCCTGAAGAGTACCTCCTGGAAACCGGCTTTAGCAATTTGAATGAGCTGTCCGTAGCTCTCCAACGCACGGCAGCTGGAAAGGAACACAATGTCTAGCGGTGTAGGTGGCAGTCAACTCACTGGGAATTCCGGTCAACTCACTACCATCCCTAACCCTGGCGCTGGCAGTACTATTGGCTCGAACGGCCAAGTTTTCTTGTCTGATGGGTCGCCTTTTCTCTTTAATGGACAACAAGTATTTGCAGGCGCGAATGGGACATTCACGACGACGGCTCCTAGCAGCACATCCGCTGCGACGACTCAAAGTCAGGGGATGCAGCCGAACTTCCAGGTAAGTAACGCCTACGTTGGTAATCCACTCTATTCCCCCTCGCAGACTGGTGCCGCGTTAATGGGCCAGCAGATGATGGTTAATCCCAATCCATCACAGCAACCGATCTCTAGCCAAAGCGGCATCTATTCTGGCCCGCAAACCCCGACGCTCTCGAGCGGGGTCCCGGCTATACCACAAGGGCCATGGAGCCATGTGCCCGGACTGATAGGAGGCATGGCTCCCCAAGGCCAAGTAGGTCCTGCCTCGCTTGCCGCCAATCCTCAAAACGTCTGGAATGTTCCTAAGCCTAGCACCACCACCATCACGCCGACCGCACCTTATGGCGGCGTCTCCAGTGCCACTTCTTCTCCCAGCCCCTTTGCTACTCCACCAGCAGCGCCATCCATCAATTACTCGTCCACAGGACTACCGCCGCCAACAGCTCCGACACCAAATATGCAGCCGCAATCACGGGCATTGGGTCTCACGCCATTGAATGCAGCCAGTAATTATGTCACTAACGCGACCACCCCAGGAACCAGCGCCGGATTCCTTGCCTTAGGAGCGGCGACCAAACACATGGCCGCCGGTGGCCGGGTGAGACGAGATCAGCAAAACCAACCGCCCCCGCCCATACAGGTTGGACCGCAGCCAGGGCCGATCAATATGCCAGCTGCCGGACCACCGCCGAATATCCCGGTGGGAACGCCGATTAACCCTGCCGCTTTTGCACCTGGAGGGCAGTACGGAGCACCGCTAGCACCGGGCATGGCCCCTCCCCCTGTCGCACCTCCGGTTAATAATCCCAACTTCCAGATGCCGCCTGGGTTCGCGCCAGGACAAAACTTACTGGGAGCGCTTCCTGGAGGTAATGTGCCACCGCCGAACCCCATGGGACCGGGACCCCAATTCATGGGTCAGCTGCCAGGAGGGATGATAGGACCCCAAGCCACTCCAGGAATCAAGCTGCGGCAATCCGGCGGCCCGATCCAGAAGGACGATGACGAGACTTACTTCGGAGGTCAACCCTCGCCAGCAGCTAGCCCAACCCCGACTCCGAAAACTAGCCCAACTCCCAAACCGACTCCGGTCCCGCCTGCGAAATGGCAAACCACCATCGCGGGCCAGCCGGTAGAAGATCAGCCATACCAGCAGAAGGCAGCCGGTGGCAAGGTTGACACTGACACAGTGCCTGCCATGCTCACCCCCGGCGAATATGTAATCAATAAAGATGCAGCTGAGAACATCGGTAAAGAGAAGCTGGATGAACTTAACCAGAAAGGTAAGTCCAAGAAGTTAGGTGATGGGCTGTACCCTCAACACCTACAAGCTGGCGGGGACGTTCAAGATTTAGACAACTTGTCTACCAACTATGCGATGAATCAGTTCAACGCCGCACAGCAGACCATGCTGCAAGCTATGCTGCGTCAGAACCCGCAAACCCAATACAGCCAAAATGCACCTTCGAGTTCCAGTAATCCGTTATTTCAGCGGTTCCTTACGCTGAAGCAGCAATTCGTCGCTAATCGTCTAGGCACTCAGTACGGTCCAGGGCAACAAGCGGCAGCTCAGAAAAAAGCTCAATCTTCTGTCCCTCAGACAATTGGAGCACAGACGACAGCCACCCAGCGTCCATCGACTCCACAGCAAGGGACTCCACAGCAAGGTTTCCCAGGCGTTGGCGGCAATATGTATGGCGGCGGCGGCGGCGGGATGCCGCCCGGAACGCTTCCCGGCCAGGGAACTTACCTGCCAGCGGCCCAGCAAACACCAAACTATCCCGGCAATATGACTCAATGGCTGGCCCAGTTTGGCCATACTCCACAGGGACAAACATGGCTGGCCAACAATCAGAATAATCCCGCTGCACAGGCTTATATAAGATCGCTCTCAAGTGCTACTGGGCCGGGGAGCCCTTTGTACGGGAACCCGCAAGGCATGCAGGTAGGACCAGCTAATCCAGGGATCGCTAGCCCAACTGCAACGGCGCAGACCGCTGGTGATTATGCGGCAGGAGCTGCGAATCCGGCAAGCGGAACAATGAATTTAGGCCAAGCACCAGCGGCTCCAAACTTTAATGTAGCAGCCACCATTGCAGGCGCAGGCCAGAATGTCGCCCAAGCCTGGAGCAATTACGGGAAATCGGTCGGCAGCTGGAATCCGATCCCAGCCGGAAGCTGGGCAAACGCAATGTATTACGAAAACCCGGAGATAGCTCATTACTATCAGTATATGCAGCCCTTCCAGGAGTATCAGATCGTTTAAGAGAAAGGTAATTTATGGCAGGCGGTGTAGGTGATACTAGCAGTGTACCTGAGCATGGCCCGATCCAGGCGCAATACTGGCCGCAGACACATGTTACCCAGCTTGGCCCGATCAACAGACTGGAGCCGGTTAACTGGATGGATAGCTTGGGCCTAGCGGCCCGCGAGGCTGGCAAGCAGCTGATGACGAGCATGGCAAATCCCGCCGTCAGAGAGGCGGCTCGTGCGGAGGCGATGCGTGCTCAAGCCGAGCAAAAACTCGCGCAATACTACCGGGATAATCCCATGATGCTTCGCCGGTACGGTTCAATGGGAAGCGGCGGCCTTACCACCCTAGCGAAAGCTCAATCCGGTGTCCTTGGTTACGTGGGTGACACGGATATCATGCCGACTCAGACGAATGACGCCCCGGCAGCCCCGAGTCAGACTGGAGGAGACGGAAGCGCAGAGGCCGAAAAGACCACTAAGGCATTGAAACCGGGACCAAGGCCCGGAACGGAAGAGACCCCAGCAGATGGCGACCAGAGTGACCAGAACAAGGATACCAGCAAGCCATTTGGAAGCACTACGAATTTTGGCGGCGTTTCCAATGTGCCAGCTGCACCTCAGACCATGGATGATCTGGACAGCCGGATCCGGGTGGCTGTGGCGGATGTGATGAACAATCCCACGGCCTATCTCAATCCGGGTGGGGCGGCTCAGTATCCGAGCCAGCCTTGGTATGGAAGCCAGGGAGGACAGGTACCACAGAGACTGGCTGATGGCGGCCAAGTGCAGCAAGCACCACAGCAGGACCAAGATAATCAGAACTTTCAGCCATCACCTTTTGTGTCCCCCGCACTCCAACAAGCAGCCGGTGGCGATCCGCAAAAAGAGCTGGCACTCCTCCGGCAATGGCAAGGCACCCAGCAGGCTAATTTGCACCCCGTCATTCCGGCTAGCGCTGTTAAAGCGGCACTGAAAGAAGGAGTACACACCGGAGTCACGGATGTGGTTTACAATCAGGGCGCTGGCCCAGGCGCACAGCCTAGTTACACCGTATACACCAAGAACCCACAAGGACAGGGGACTACTGCGCAGACTCTGCCGCTCACCCAGGTAGCGAAATTCTTCCCGCATCTGGCTTCGGGCAGCAATATGAGTCTGGCCATGAGCGGGGCAGATATGCAACAAGGGACGCCACCGGGCATGGGAACTCCTCCGGCACCCGTTGCGCCGACAGGAGGTGCCGGAGCTGCACCAGGAGCTACAGCCGGGTTTAACGCGGGCGCTCCTTCTGCCCCAGGTGC